GTGATTTCTGTTTTGGTCTGGTGTTTACCAGAATAGTCATTCGGTCTGTAACCTTGTTCGTGTTGTAACTTTGAGTAACCTAACGCCCCATTACTACTATCACCTGTGCCATTCCAAGAAGCGTTGCCAGTTTTATTGAACTTGTCAATCCCCTTGCTGATGTCGTAACTTTTAGGGAATCCACTCCCGTATACCCAAGCGATAGTGTCCCTGATTTCAAACCCAGCGTCCTCAATCGCGCAAGCAATGCGGTGATAGGTGCGAGTGCCACCAAACGCAAGCAGAATCGCGCCTGGTTTCAGCACCCTGAATACGGCTTGCCAAGTTTCAGGCTGGAACGCAATGCCGCTTGAATCCCACTTCTTGCCCATGAAACCCAACTCGTAAGGCGGGTCTGTGATGCAGGTGTCAATGCTATTCTCTGGCATACCAGCCAAGACGGATAGACAATCGCCGTTGTAGATCATGGATACCCTCGCCATGCGATAACGGAGTCGAAGAGGTGACGAACATCATCAACCGTCTTCACGCCCTCAAGCGCGCCGCTTATTGCCCCGTGCAAACTTGGCTCAATAATGCTCGATTCAAACTCGCGCAATTCTTTGCCTTCCTTGACGCGTTTCTCTGCCATCTTCTGCCACTTGCGCAATTCCATCGTTTGTTCGTCAACCGGACTTTCGACTTCGGATTCAGCATCCTCGCGCTCATCCAATTGTTCTTGGTGTTTGTTCAGCATCGCCGCTTGTTCGTCAGACAATTCGTACCCAGCCAACTCAAGCGCCACTTCAATCGGCAATCCTGCCGTTGTGAGCTTGTTCAGCAGGTCGGCGCGGTCGTTCTCGTCTTCCTGGAATATATCCATCTCGTTGAATTTGAACTCAAGCCGCAAACCATCACGCGCCAATAATTGCGTGTTCAAAGCATCCGCAAACAGCCGTGCTCTTGGCTTGATCGTGTCTTCATAGAACGAAAGCCGGTCTTCCTGCGCAGTTGCATAGTTAGCCGCTTCACTGTCCAATAATGTCTGCTTGATGCCAAACGCCATTGTGATATTGTCTTTTGCAATCTCATTCAATTCCGGGAACGATAAATCCTTCAACGGCGGAGTGAGCGTAACGGGATTGATACTGCCAGCCCTTACACCCAGCACGCGAAACGCGTTCTTGACCGCCGTCGCAGAGCGTTTGAACCAGTTCTGAATACGCTCAATTTCATTGCGGTCGTTGGAGTCAATCCCCAACAGCGTCACTGGCATTGCCCCGCCCTCAAAGTACATTTCCGGGAACTTCGAGATGGCATAAAGTAACTTCGCGTCAATGGTAGAAGCGATAGCCGCACCCACGCCCGGCAGCACGTCCTGACTCGGATCGTACTCCGCAAGATAGAACATCTCATACGTGCCAGCGCGCAAGTCGTTCTTCCACGTTGCCCCGCTGCTATTCTGCCGGAAGTCCAGGATGCCGTTAGCGTACTTGACGGTCATGTCAAACGGATTGCGGTAGCGGATGTCCTTGCGGAAGCCGGATTTGTTCGTCACCAGTTCGCCGAATGCCGCGCCGGACAAAAGACACGATGCTTCCCACCGCCAAATCAGTTCGCCCAACTTGGTCGGGTAAGGCCACTCCACCTCGTTCTCTTCGCCCTTGTAGATATTGACCGGCACGCTCGAAAGCGCGTCACAGCGCAATTGGATCGCCCGAAACAAAATCGGCACGCGCTTATACAGTGCAGCTACGGAATCAGGCACGCCGTCCGATGTTAGGAGGTCTACCCAGCCGGGTACGTTAGTAATCGTCTTATAAGTCTCTGCCATATTATTCCGTCCCTAATCCATCCAAAGTATCACTCCCCCGTCATTTACCCCATGCCACGCAATAGCAAGGCTCATCACACAGTCGTCGTGCATCCCGTCCGGAGCTGAATAACTGAATCCGCCCGACTGGTTGCGCTTAGCCTCAAAACTCAGCAGCTCACCAATCAGCACAGGCTCGTCTAAGACTAAAATCTGCCCATTTTCGAAGGCTGCCTGTAAATTCTGTATAATTGCTTGCTTGGTCGCTGAAGTGGTGGTAAATGGCACGATATTCAGCCCGCGCGTAACCAATTCGTCAATCACCGGCCTGCCGATTGAGTTGGATTCCACGACCATCGAAGTCAGCCCATACCTGCGGTAAACACTTTCCAGCCGGTCAATCAACACCGGATAATCCACCCGATTGAACCTGTCCAGATAGACCATCTCGCGGCTCTCCGCGTCCATAACCGTCACGACCGTAAAGTCAACGCTCGCTGCCACATCCACGCCGGCCACGTATTGTTTGTCTGCTTGCGGCTCTTGCGGTGAGAGGATAGCGGCTTCTTGGACCCTGCGAAATACTCCGCCCTGGTCATCCACAAACTCTGCAAGGTATTCTTGCCGATAGACAATCTCTGGCAAGTCGCGCCGTGCCGCTTCAACCTCACTCGCCTGTATGTAAGGATTGTTGACAGTCGGGAACGTCCACGATTGCCAGCCCTCTTCGCCATTGATGCCGCGCTGGTATGATTCCCAGAACCAATTTCTTCCCTTCGGTGTACTGATAAATAATGCCTTGCCCAACCTGTCACTCAAAGCCGGACGGATTGCCTCCGTCCACGCTTCCTTCTGCATGAATGCGCATTCGTCCATTACTACGAAGTCCAGCCCTTCACCGCGTAATGAGTCGGGATTGTCCGCTGATCTAACAGCCACAAAGCCGCCGCCTGGAAGCGTGACCATCCTATCCACCAGCCTGACCTCTGCATTCGGTATTTTGCGCGCAATTTGTCGCAATGGTCGCCATCCAACCTCGCTCGTCTTGTAACTCGGACTTACCCACCACGCGCGCCCGCCTTTGCTTGCCGCGTCCAGGCACTCATTGACTCCCAGCCGCGTCTTGCCCCATCTGCGCCCAGCACTCAGCACCTTGAAGCGCGCATCTGAATTATGCACCTCAAGTTGCCCTGCATGCGGTTTAGCGTTAATCTTGGTTGTTATCAATGCTATCCCAATCTACAATAATCGCCCCGCCGTTAGCTCCAGTCACTTCCTGCCGCTCAACGTAGCCGCGATGCTTGCCGATGGTCTTGAGGGTGAGCTGGATTGCCCAGGGTTCGCCATTCAAAACAGCTTGCTCTAATTTGAGTTCCGCCTTATCAATCAACTTCCCACGATAGCTGTCAATCGTTTCCCTTACGGCTGCGACCTTTTCAGCACGGCGGTAAATCGTTATCGCGGCGCAGCCCAAGTCCTCGGCAGCCAAATAAATCATGCCGTGAGTCTTTTTCAATGCCTCGATAATTGACGTCGTGCTATATAACATTTGTTACACCTTCCGGTATATTTCGGGAATAATGCAGGGAACAGTCGTATCCCAATTTATTCGGTGATGCAAACGCGGATGATTACTTCTCATCATCTTGTTGCTTACGCTGCTTGGCTGGTACATAACTGAGTAGAATGACTTGATATAGGTGCCACTGTCAAGATATAACTCGGTCATTCCGCCACTATTGTTTTGAGTTTGTCTCTGTTGAATTGCGAGCAACGGAACTGTTAGAAATAAATTTCCCAAGCTTTGATACCACGTATAAGTATTCACATCCTCGTTTATTCTTCCTACAAATTGGAACGGGCGCTCTGTTGAACAAATAAAAGTGTTCATACACTTTCGCCGACGATTCAATGACTTATCAATATCGTTCTCAATTCCACCTAAAAAGTCGCCACCCTGAGCGATTGCGATACTTTTCGCCGGTATTGATTTGTAATAATCCAGCAAATACTCAATTATCAGGTCGAGATTTTTAATCCCCATTCGATGAATTGAACGGAACTTAGAATCCATTTTGTACCGAAAATCAGTATAGTCATCGTCTAATTCCATGAAATAAGTTATTCCGAGTTTTTTGGCTATTTCAAAACAAGCGTTTCTCGCATATATCACGGCGCGCCGGTCTTCAAAGTTGTCCCCTTCGTCAAACGTTGCGGCTATTGCCGCTTTGTCAAACATAATTACTTTGTCGCCATAAAGGTCATAATAGCGTTGAGAGGTTTTGTCCTCGTTATCAATAACGATATAAACTGCGCCGGTATAACCAGCCACACTTAAGCTCTTGAGCGTATCAAGCTTGTCAGGTCTTCCGTGCGACAGAATAAATATTGCGAAGTCTTTAATCGCCATAATCCTCGTGGTATTGAGCGGCAATTTGCTCTGACAATTTCACGTAACCAAGTTCAATTGCACGGTCAAAGTCAATGATCACAAGAGCAGAGTTTTCCATCAACGCCTGAATGTTTAAGTCTGAATGTGCGTAATATTCAGCAATTCTTTTGTAATTCAGAACAGTATGCCGCCTCGCCGCAACCCGCAAAAATTCTTTTTCTTCTTCAGGTAAATCGGAAGCCTCAATCTCTGCCAGTAATTCTTTTGTTCGCGTTTCATCATAGAGTTCGTTTATCGCTGGCTTTTCGCCCTTAGGATCATATATTGGAGCTTGAATATTACGAGTATATTTATCTAATTCCGAGTTGTCGCCATAATCTAATTTTTCCTTAGCGGCAATGTCGTCCATCATTTTGCGGACGCTCTCATTCTCGGACTCAATGCCTGCGAACAACTCATCCAGCTTCTGCTTGTCCGTTGCCGCCATTGCGCCGATAGGGTCAAGCGTAGCCAGTACCAGCGCTTCCTCGTCCTCGCTCACATCAACGTACACGACCGGAATAGTCTGCGCCCCCTCACGCGCCGCAAGTTGGCAACGCAAGTGTCCGTCAATCAGGTTGCCCGTGCGCTTGTTGACAATAACCTGCTGCACCCAGCCGACCTCTTCCAGCACGCCTTTTAGCGCGTCCTGTTGGCTTAACGGGTGAATCCGCCAGTTGCGCGGATTGAACATAATTTGGTCTAATTGCTCTTCACCTGAGCCGACGATGCGGTTTTTTTTCTTGCTCTTCATTGCTCGAAGCTCTCCTATAACCGT